TTTGACGTGGTCTTTGCTTATAATACCCTTTTTTAAGTCAGAATCAAGACGTTTTTGTTTCACTTGCTCTAGTTCTTGAATCACCCATTCACGCACACGGTCATCGTCGTAAGTTATGTAAATCCCGTTATTATTTACGCGTTCGGCTAACTTGTAATAACATTGTGACTTCTGATTGTCGAAGTTTTCGGGTTTAATATTTCCTTTTTGGTCTTTTTGCGGGTTGCTCGGTGATGGTAACGCGCGCGCATTGTTTACAAATCCTTTGCACCCGTAGAAATCTACAACACCGCCGCCCAATCCATCCTCGTCAATAAGAATGTCAGACTTACCGCACCCAAGACGTGAACGCGCCGCTTCTAGCATCTGCGTAGTTGTTGCCAGGTCTTGCTTTTGATAGAATCGTATGTGTCCGCGAAACCCGTTCCATTCAATGATTACAATTTTGTCACCGCCTAGTCGCGCCATATCCGCCGTTATACATTTGCGACCCTCAATGACGTGGTTGTTGCTAAATGTGTCAATGATTTTGTTGTAATCTATCAACGCGCTCGCGTCGGTGTCAACTTCCCAATTGCCTTGCAATAATCGCTCACGCTCATTCGGTGTTAAGTTTCTTTCCAGGTTGTCAAGATACCCATCGCTCAACATATTGTTATCTTGTGGCAATGCTTGAATAAATTTGCGCCATTCGGGCAATGTATTTGATTTATTCGGGATGTAATAGTCGCGATATAAATAGTTTTTTGACGGGTTACACGTTTGCAACAATTTAGCCGTTAGTTTATATTCGTTGTTTTTCCAACGTCCAAGCGATGCCGATAAGTTGTTTTTTGCTGCTTCTTCAAACTCGCCCGCTTCTTCTATCCATCCGCGTGTCATCTGCATTGAACCAAAACGATAATACTCGGGGTCACTAGGCAAATATTTTGCATCTAACAAATACACGCGTGAACCATTGTGTAATTCGTAATAGTTATCTTGCCCGTTGTATTTCCATTGGTCGGCTCGTATGTTCCAGTGCGCAAATACTTCGTGTATTGAAGGAATTGTAAACTTCCTAATATTAGTAAGTGATTTACGCGCAATGAAATAGTTTGTTCCTGGATACAAAAACGCATCGCCGAAAATAAGAGAAACGCCAAGATAAGATTTGCCGCTGCCTTTACTTCCGCCGTATGCAATGTCGGTAGTTGTTGCATCAACCCACAACTTGCAAACTTCTTTTTGCTTTAAATTTCCGTGCGTATTAAATTTTATTATCATACGCCCCAATTTAGAAACGTAGGTTTAATAGGTGTGTGATGTGGGTATGCCAGTGCGCCGTAATCTTGTATCGGTATGTTGTGCAATTGCATTAACGCGCTTAAATACGCTTGATCGTGTCGACTGCCTTTGTAGTTTAAGTTTCTTGATGTGTCGTGATAGAATGAACCATTGATGCTGCCTTGCAACCACTTATCAAACACTTTAACGCATTTCTTGTTACTAAAATCAAACATAATGCAACAAGCCATTATTTGCTTCCATCCAATGACATCGGGAACGCCTAACTTATCAAGCGCAAAGTCGCTAATCCAATCTTCTAGCGAATGTCCTTCGTTATTCCACGCTAAAATGCCGTGTTCTTTGACTTGCGCCCATAACGGCTCAACAGGTAGCATCACGCGAATAGTAGAATCGCACCAAAGTATTTGTGTGTATCCTTTCTCGCGCGCTTCTTGTATCGCGAATGGCTTGAATTGGTACGGCATATCTGCGTGCTGCCACGACTTACCGTGTTTATCAGTCACAGGCCAAGAACCAAGTTCAATGTTGACGCCATAATAGTTTGCGCAATAACCATCAACGCTGCGCATTAAATAGTCGCCTTGCCAATTGCCCAAAGACGAATCAATCAATGCTAATTGTGCTTTATTATAATTTTCGCGCCCTTGCGATGCAACGCTAACTAAACAACTAGAGCGCATATATAAGGTTTTCAAGTGAGCGATATATTTCTTTAAATCTTTCGGGAACTAATGCGCGAATCTCGGCTTCGATGTGCCTGTCGTTGTTGTATTCAATGCAAAGACACTTAACGCCGTCCAGGTTTATTTGTTTAAGTATATCAATGTCCATTCCTTCTGCGTCTATGCTAATAAAATCATATTGCTCTTGTGTAAACGTGTCGTATGTCATTACTTTGACGCGCACTGGCTTAAACTCCGTGCCTTTCCAACGTGCCATTTCCGTTTCTTTGATAGTTGACAACAAAGACGTGTCGCCCTTGTTCAAATGCGTTCCCATATCAAACAATTGTGTAAATCCGTTCTTCTTTCCGATTGCTACTTTGTGCGTCGTTACGTTGTCATTGTTTTTATACAACATTTCTAGCATTTTATACGCGGTTGGTGATGGTTCTACCAGGTCGGCTTTCCATCCTAGTTCTATCAATGCGCGTGAGTTGCTTAACGTAATGCCGTCATTCTCGCCGATGCTCAACAACTTACCAGTGTAGCCTTGAAAATAATTTTGTATCGCGATGTCTTCTTGGTTTTGTGAGTAGTGTTTCATTTACTTGTGGTTTACAAATTTATATGTGTATAGTTCTTTATCAATCAAAGTTTCTGTCTTGATCAATCCGCGTTTGTGTAGTTGCGTCGCAAAGTTGTAGTCTTCTTCGCGATATTTATTCTCAAATGGTACTTGCAGCGCGATAGTGCGTTTAATCGGTACAATGTGATTAGGGTAGCGCAAATAAACTTCTTGCCCGTTTCTTATTTCTGATTTGTATGGTAAGTCTTTAGATATGTACCATTTTTTTGGGTTTGTTCCGTCAGTCGTCATAATACCATTAAAGACAATCGCGTCCGTGTCTTGTTTTGCTGCTTCTAATATGCTGCTAACATAATCGCTCGCAACTTCGTCATCGTCATCAACGTGAACGACGTATGTTCCGCGTGCGATGTTGACGAGTGCGTTTCTTTTGTTGCCTGTGCTTATTTGTCCGCCGTCAACGTGCGTGAGTATTTCTACTTCTTCGCTGCCGTTTATTTGTCGTCGTAGTTCGTCAACAAGACCGTGCATCATACCCGAACGTTTGTGAAGTGAGCAAATTAAGATTGAAAGTGTCATATTGTGGTGTGTTTTATTTCCTATCTAGCGATATGTTTTTACAAAATCTTATTTCTAAATTGTTGAGCGTCCAAATTTCGCCGTTGTCCATTGCGCAAGTAAATAACAAATTATGTTCCTGGCTATAATCAATTACTAAAAACGCATACCCTTGCATCTTATCGGATGTTCTAAATATAGGAATCATCGGGTTTAGTTGCGTGATCATAATATACTATTTTGAAAATCCCATTGCCTTGCGTCTATCGTATGTAATCTTGTCTTCGTGATAGTGCGATTCGCTCTCACGCAACAAATCATCTGCGACGGCTTTGCCCCACGCTGGGTGTTGGTGTTCAAATATCTTTTCGTTTACAAACTTGTATTCGTTGCGCATCTTTGCCACTTCGGTCGCTTCATTGTCGCACCATAATGATTTGTAATCGGGATGGTAGATGTAATTATCGATTTCGTAGTATTTACGGCTCATTATAGACAACGTTGACAAGTCTTGAGTATATCCGTCGGGAAAATGTACAAACCCTCTAGAATCTTCTTTAAATGCTTCTACGATGCGTTTATCAAACGCGGGTATTAAAAATTTCATATCGTCCGACATATTTACAAGAATGTCCCAATCGCCTGCGTCGTCCATATCGCGATTAATTGCTTCTATCTTGCTCACTTTGTTCCCGTATCGAATAGTTATTTCGTCGCGTTCACCAATCCATTTTAACATTTCAAAGTTGTACATCGTTGTGTCGTCAACGTCTGCGCTTACTAATATCTTGAATGGTTGACTTGCAAAGTCTTCAATGTTGCATATAGCACGTTTGAATTTCTCGGGTCTTGAACGAGTGGCAAATTTGTATAGTATCATAGTATTTTCATTCCTGTTATTACTTTCATTTCCATTTCTCCGCTATGCTCAACGCGTTCTTTTGACTTGCCGTAAGCGCGGTCTAACAACACCTCGGATGCGCGTACATCGCCTTTGATGGCTTTTGTGCGTAGTGCCATAAGTATTGCCTTTGCTGCTTCTATTCCGTTTTGTGTTTCGCCCAATACTTCAGCCAATAGTTTGTCCAACTCGGGTATTTTTGGCTTTGCGCCCTTCGGGTTACCGCTCTGCCCTTTCTTAAAAGGCTTTGCGCCTGGTGGTGTTACTCCTTTCTTAAATGGCATTTCCGTTCTTTTTAATTATGATTGTTGGGTCTAATTTACGCATTCTATCTATTATTACTTGACAATACTTAGAATCTAGTTCCATTCCGTAACATTTGCGGTTAAGTTGATGTGATGCAACCATAATTGAACCGCTACCTAAAAACCCATCAAATATTAAATCTCCTTTTATGTGGTCAGTTATAATTTCAGATAACATTCTTATTGGTTTTTGTGTTGGGTGTACTCTTTTATCTTTTTCGCCCTCTCTTATCATACCATTCCATAATTGGTCATAAATTCTTATTGGTGTATGAAAACTGCACCAAGCCATTTCACCATCTGCAAAAGTATTTCTTATGTCTGTGCCTGCTCTTTTATTCCAAATTAACCAACCATCATTAAAAGGCAAAAAATCAGTAAAATAATTTCCACCCCAAATAATAAAGTTTTCCAATCCTAAACTTATGCAAGTATCATAAAATTGTTTTGCGGTTTCAGTTGTGTCATCTGCAATAACTTCCGAATATTTACCTTTTTTTGCAATACCAAAATTTGCTCCTACCATTTCAGACTTAACCACTTTTATTCCATAAGGCGGATCAGTAAATACCATATCTGCCTTTTGCCCATTCATTAATTTAGCCACCGCGTCGCTATCCGTACTATTCCCACATAATAACCTATGCGGCCCTATCTCAAATAAATCACCCAATACAATATCCGTTTCAATTGTGTTGGGTATTTCATAATCATCTTCTTCGGCTTCGGGTTCTACTTTAAACGCGGCGGGTATATCCAACCCCCACTCTTCCAACATCTGCACATCCCAATCAGATTGCAACTCATCCCAATTCCACTCTCCGAATCCAACGTTATCTTTTATTAAAAACTGCGCGCGTTGTTCTTCCGTCCAATCGTCCGCAATTATTACTGGTAACTCTTTCAATCCGCATTCTTTGGCCGCTTTAAGGCGCATATTGCCCCCAAGTACAACCAACTTGCCGTCAGTATCAGTAAAACAAACCAAAGGCCGCTTTTGCAGCATTTCGGGGAAATCCTTTATTGACTTAACCAACTTGGCAAACTTGTCGTCTTTTATTACGCGCGGGTTTTTTGGGTTAATTTTTATTTCTGCTATGTTTCTGCTGATTGTCATAATGCAAAGTTAATAGTTTTTTTAAATTAGTTTATCATATTACATAAATTCATAAAGTTGCAACAAAATCGCATCTGAAACCCGCACTGCCATTGCATAGTTGCGATAATTGCAAATTATGTAGTAAAATATATTTATAATCTCTCTATATATATATATATATATTTCCGTAGAAACTGCAATTATCGCAACTATCCGCGCTACCATTGACTTTGCGCTGCAATTATGATGCAATTTTGGTGCAATTATCGCAACTATCGATGACAAAATGCGCCGCAACTTGTTTCTTTTTTAAGTGATTT